CATGATCCGTTCATCCAGATCGTCGGGGTGAATGCGCAGTGTCAGGATGTAGCCGCTGTTGTCCTGCTTGATCCCTACCTTGACTGATTCGAACTGTGGATGATCTTTCAACTGATGTCCTCTATTCGTAATGCGTACTTGCCGTTAGCCCGTTTAGTCCAACCATGCACTTCCACTCTGATGCCTGCCTCCCTGACGTGCGCGATAGTGTCGGACTCCTGGATCTTCTTGATCCTTGATGACACCCCGCTGCTCGTTACCTGTACGGCCAGCACTTCATCTCTGCGGATAGCCAGGATGTCGCACCAGCCCCACAGATCCTGACGCACACGCTTCCACGGGTTCCACTTCTCTACCACCTCACAGTGATAGCCCTGCTCCCGCAGATACTCGAGGCTGCGCTGCGTCGGAGACTTAGCTGCCATTCGCTATCCGCTTGATCTCTTTGATCGGGATATCAAAAGCTTCGTGGATCTTCAAGATGACAGACGGCGTTAACGTTACATGGCCATGCCGCAGCTTGGAGATCGTAGGCGGGTGTACGCCTATGATCTTCGCAAGGGCTGCATCGCTGCGCAGGTTGGCAAAGTTGATCAGGTGGTCAATAAGATGGTTCATGGCCACCTCAGAACGGGACGTCTGAATCATCTACTACTGGTGGCTTGGGTGCCTCCAGTGTCTCGGTCTTCTTCCATGTGTTCACCTTTAGCTGAAAGAACGTGCCGTACTGACCATCGTTCTGCCATGCGTCCAACTTGATCGTGATGTCATCACCTTCCGTTTCCTGCAAGAGCGTACGCAGGTAGCTACGCTCCAGGGTGATGTCGCCGTAGAGATCAGGTGACTTCGGATGGATCTTGCGCTTGCTGTAATTCAAGCGGCCAGAGTTTGGGTACTTATTTGTCATCTTTGAATGCTCCCTTGTAGGTTCCGAATGTGTCGACCAGCTCTCTGTAGGCGACGGTATCTTGCATCTCAATCTGCTTGTAGATGTTGGCATTCGTGCGCCAGATGTTCATGATGTCATCTAGGTTGGAAGCTGAATCAAGTGCCGTGACAGTCGCTTCAACGACAACAGTCAGCCAGTTTTCCCACTCCGTATCCGGCTCCGCAGATACTTTGAGCTGCCACTCACGATCGTGACCTTCCATCTTCTTCGGTGGAGCAGGTGGTGCAGGTGGAGTTGCAGGCTTGGCTACTGGCTTTGGTGCCACTACAGGCGCTGTCTTTGTTGCCTGGTTGCCGTCATCGTCTTCTGGCGCGATACCGCAGGCGGCCATCAGACTATAGCGACGAGCGTACGAAAGCGCGGAACCAAAGCCCTGTGCATCGTGCTTGGTGGCCGGCATGAACAGGCTACCACCGGACAGTTGTTCTCCTGATTCATGCAGGAAGATGGTGCTGACCTTCACGCCGCCGTCATGCTCGTCTGTCAGCTGCATCAGGTAGATGCCGTTGTTGTTCAACGCATCGAGGACGGCCTCGATACAAGCATCAAGAGAAGCATACTTGCTGCGAAAGTGTGGATTGGTACTGGTCTTCAGCGCAGGGCCAAACTCCCGCTGCGCTTTCACCAGTGCTGTGGCGATGTTTTTCATTTGTTCTCCTAGTTGCAGGTGGTGTTGCACACACCGCCATAGCAGCAAGTAGTGCAGAACGTGCAGTTGCCACGGGTGTCACAGAAATTGTGTGATGTGCAGCTGGCGTAGGCCATGGATGCGGAAGCGATAGCCCAGATAGCGACGAGATATTTCATGACTTCTCCTGTTGGTAAAGTTTGTACTGCTCACAAAATGGTGCGACCTGACAGAAAGACTCACAGCGTGTCCTGCCGCCCTCTCTAACCTCGACCTCATGGCCGGGGAACTTAGTCTTAATCAATGCGTCTGCTTCTTCCTGCGTGGCACAGACCTTCTTCGCACGAACACCACCGGCCTTCATGATGGCAAACGTGGTTGGCTTCTCCCACATTTCCTCTGACGTGCAGGTTGGCATCTGGCCAGAGACGGCCGCGAAGTTAGCCTCGTTGTGCAGGCGCAGTCGGTCACGCACAAACTGCTCGCGTGTCTCTGAATCCCACAGCGGGATATCCAGCGTAACGATAGGCGCTTGCGGGTAGGTGTCCTTCAGGGCAGCTTCTCTGCGGCTCCAATCCCGAACGATGCCGATGATCTGTAGGCCAGTAACCGGATGCGCTTTCACGCGCTCGACTAGCCATGCGTACAGGTTCAGCTGATCCACCCACTCGGTCTTCTGCTGCTGGACTGCCCAGGCAGATGTCACCTTGTAGTCAGAGATGACAACAGAGCCGTCAGACTGAAAGGTCTGCAAGTCGATAGCACCAGAGATACTCCAGCTATCAAACGTGGTGAACAGGCGCTCCTCGACAACGTGGTTCTCGTCTTGGCCGTGCTGCAATATGTTGTGGACTGCGGAGCCGAACAGACTCCAGACCTGATCTGCCGCGTCGACTTCGATATCATCTGCATGACGGCGGCGTAGTTGTACTAGCTGCGGTGGCGACAGGATCTCAGTGACGCTGATCTCTGAGCTACCTCTGCTATAAGTAGGCCGCTGAATGACATTGATAAAGGTCTGTGGCAGACCGTGTTTGTTGGTAAGTTTCATCTTGCCTCCCCTAGATGTAGGATGATAGTACAACTACATCTAGCGTATGTCAACAGGCAATTTGATACCGGAATCATGTGTTGCAAAAATGACTTTTGTAAATATTTACACTGTGTGCTATTGTCTGCTCAGACATTCCGGTGGGCTTCTACTCCTTCACGTAGATCTCCCCTTCGCTCCTGGAGTGTCTCCCTGTTGGCGACAGCAGCGACAGCTGCCTTGACCCCGGTTACTCCCCTTACCGGGGTCTTTTTTTGTATAATGCCGGCAGCTGGAAGCCGGCCGAGCGGTTGACAGCACCACAGCCACGAGAGAGCGGCTGGTTTTCAGCACCACTTGCATCACATCTGAATCTGCCATACACTGTGCTTGTCACTGTATCAGGCGGCGACAGCTATCGAACCCTTAAGGTTTGGTTCTTATCCCAAAATGGGAACGTGCCTGATACACGGAGAGCCAGTTCTTAAGGGTTTTTTTACGGCCTCCGCAACCATACAGGAATGGAAACGTGGAAGAGCCGACGAGAAGACAAACCGTGCAGCAATTGCACGAAGCAGTATCTCCACAGTACGCAATATTTTTGCGGTCTCCATCTGGCTTACGCGCCCATTTCAAATATCTTCACGATTCACTTGAGTCGGCCATAGAGGGTTGCCGCAGTATGGCAGCAGAGCGGGCTGCTTCTGGCCAGGTGGATTACACGTATTACGCCGTTGAAATCAAGCACCGCGTGGGTATTGAGCGCGGGAAGATTGTTGACGAGCCAACGAAGTAAGTTACCTGTCCCGGCAGGTAGCCGGGCGCACCGACCGCGATAGTAGTGAGCCTGCATGGGCTGCCGTCGAGAATACACTGGCCGAGGTTTCACCCGCCTGCGAGCCGCGCCACCTGTCAGTGAGGGATGGCACAAGAGGGAAGGTCCAGTGGTGAGACATACCTTCCATCGAGATAATCGCTGCCTTCGGGATTGCTAGGCTGCTGACAAGATCAGTAGTTGGGCAGGGAGGATAACCCCACCAGTGCTGCGCAGGAGGGGGGCTATCACCCATGGGGAAACTAAACGCGATCATGCAATACACGGGCGTTGACAGGAACCATGTGCTGCATTATCCTTGAGCTGTATTCGTTGAGGGAGGGGGTTATGAACATTGAAGTACGTGAGATGTTGGAGCGCTGCGGATTGCTGGACGTGGATATTGGTACGTACAACAGGCTACGGGCGTTGATTGTGTTGGCGAAGGAACGGGAGCGGGAGCGGGCGGCGATGATCTGCCATGGCTGCCGCGATATTGAGTATGCGAGCGAGGAGGTCGCCCGCAGGATACTTGCAAACTAGGAGGGGAGTATGGAAGCAGTCTTTCAAAAGATACTGAAGTCGGCCTTGATCGGCTTGAAGCAGTTGGAGAGCAAGGGTCACATCCAGTTCAAGGTGATCTGCGGCGAGAACGAGTGGGGTAAGCTTGAGGTGGTAAAGGAAAAGCCCAAGGACAAGAAGCCACGGTACTACGAGTCTGGCGATATTCAGTACGGCTTCATGCGGGAATATGTACTCAAGTACCTGGCCCCGGTGCAGCCCAACGAGGTAGTAGAGATACCGTATCCGCCGCATGATTCCGAGGTGGTGCGCTCCAACGCGGGTGCCTACGCATCCAAACTGTGGGGCAAGGGAAGTTATACGTCGACAATAAACAGAGAGAAGCAGGTCATTGAAATCTACCGGCATCCTGAGATCAACGAGTTAGATCTGGGCGATCTTGATGGATAAGCAAAGACTCTACGATGCCATGTTGATCAAGGCGTTCCGCGCCGATGTCACTGTTGGGCAGCTGTGGTGGTGGTTAAAAGGGTTGGGGATTGAGGTTCCAGACAAAACCCTGAAACGCCAACCACCGACCAACAAGATGCGAGTTCAATCTTTTGTTGGCCTGTGTCTAAAACCACTGGCAGACAGGCTGTGGGACACCGATCGCAGCCACGATATCAAGACGCTGGACTGGATGGTAAATCTAGACTCACAGCAGACCGGCGATAGAAACTGGAAAAATAATTTAAAAAGGAAAGTTATGGCCGAGCGCCGTGGGACTTTCTTTTTGGCATCAAATATTGAACATCAAAACCGCAACAATCAGTGGGGTGTCACCAAAGGCAGACCAAAACAAAGGAGGATTAAATGATCCAGTTCAACCGCTACCGGCTGCCGGATGAAACGCCGGATCTCCACGCCGACACCGTGAAGTTAGTCGGCCTGATGTCGCAAGGCCTCAGAACCGCACCAGAAGCCGCTGTGCCGCTTTTATTCGAGATGGCCTACAAGTACCCCGGCAACCTGCGTGTCGCAGCCATAGCGGCGCGTCTGCACCACTGGGGGGTGTTGGGTTGGGATGAGATCCGCGAGATGATCCCGGCCGAACTACCACGTCACTTCTGGTACGCGCAGGAGATCGCCGGCTGTTTGGGATACGAGCAGACCAATCGGCATTGGCACATCGAGGAAGATGATTGGTACACCCTGCAAGGGCAGGCCGATGACGTGGTTGCTCCAGGTGCTGGTGCTATGCACGGCTACATCAGCTACCAGCCACCGAGCGCAGGCTTCTTCTCGGTTGTCGAGAACATCGTCGCGGCTTCGATGGCGGCAGAGCAAGATGGCTACGGCCTGAAGGTTGATCTGTCCGGCAACTGGTGGGCGTACGACGAGCCGTTCGAGCAGATCTTCGAGGACGTATTTGAATTCTGTAACGGTGGCCTGCCTATCCTGCGGTTTGATTCCATGCGTAAGCGGTTCTTCGACGCTGATCTGGCACAGGCACAGGAGCTGGCGCGTCGCAAGTGCGGTTGGTACAACGAGATCTACTACGCCATCGGCAGCTACGCTGGTACAGGCTCTGTCGAGGATGACGTTGGCACGATGTTCCTGCGGGGCGGGGATAAGCTTCAGACCGAGACTGTCCTGCCACCAGCGCACATCATTTTGAAGGAGCTGACTTGGATGAAACGGCACTGCCGGCGGCGTGTGATATTGTCTGATGATCCGATGATCGGGCAGATGATTACAGCCCGCGACCCGGATGTCTTGGATCGCAGCAACCAGTTGCCCGGCGGTTACCACCATTTGCCGCAGCGCAAGCAGTCTTGCATTCCGATCCTTCAAAACTACTTGGCCATGGTGGAAGCCAAGCACAACTTCTCTTGCCCGTCTGCAAACCTGGCTAACGCCGCGCAGTGGAGCAGGAGCGATGACGATAACTATTCGTTGTCGAATCCAGTTGGGAGGTATCTGCTGATATGAAATCTTGGTACGACTTGATGCTGCATATCCCGTTTCTTTCGGGAGTTCTGGTGGGCATGGGCATGTTAATCATGATTGGCCTGTTGTCCGTGTTAGCAATCTTCTGGGGATTAGACGAATGATTATTGATGTAAACAAAATAAGAATAGACGGCCACACACAGTCGCGGGAGATGAAGAAGGAGATCGTCGCCCAGTTTGCCCAGGACATGGAGAACGGCGATACATTCCCGCCGATCACCGTGTTCGCAGAAGGGCAGAACTATTGGCTGGCCGATGGCTTTCATCGGTACTTCGCCACCAAGCGGCTGAAGAAGCTGACCATCGAGGCCGATGTCTATGACGGTACTGCGCGCGACGCAGAGTGGTATGGCATGGGAGCCAACAAGGGGCATGGACTGCGGCCAAGCAGCGCAGACAAGCGCAAGATGGTGATCCGTGTCGTGTCTGATCCAGAGTGGCAGGAGCAGTCGGATCGGATCATCGGCAACCACATTGGCGTGAGCCATATGCTGGTGTTCAACATTCGCAAGGAGTTGAAAGAATCGAAGCAACCGAAACAATCAAAGACGAAGAAGCCCGATGAAAATGTAAATATTTACACTAAGCAAGAAGCAGGCCAGTTTAAGTCTGATGGCGTTGCAGAATTCAACGAGGATGAAATCCAGCGTGAGCATATGCAAGCGTCGATCCAGATGTTGCGTAAAGAAAACGAAGACCTGCAAGATCAGTTGACTGTTGTTCAAGCGGCAAGCATTGATGACATACAGAAGGAAAAAGCAGAGTCGATCATCAGGGATTTGCGCGCACAACTTCGTGCGGCCGAGATAGAATTAAAAGAGATGACCATCAGTCGCGATATGTACCAGCGCGAGAATGGTGAATTAAAAAAGCAAGTCACATCGCTACTCAAAAAACTTAAAAAGTTAGACGGATGAAATACCTGTCTGTCTGTTCCGGCATTGAAGCAGCGACGGTAGCGTGGCACCCATTGGGTTGGCAGCCTGTCGGGTTCTCCGAGATCGAAGCTTTCCCATCTGCCGTGCTTGCACATCACTATCCTGATGTCCGCAACTACGGGGACATGACCAAGTATAAGGAGTGGAACCTTGAGCCAATTGACCTTCTGGTCGGCGGAACCCCTTGCCAATCTTTTTCCGTTGCCGGACTCCGGCGTGGACTCGAAGACCCAAGAGGTAACCTTGCACTTACCTATGTCGGAGTTCTTGATAGGTTTAGACCCGAGTGGTGCGTATGGGAAAACGTGCCGGGTGTCCTCAGTTCAAACGGTGGACGGGACTTTGGTTCCTTCCTCGGGGCGTTGGCAGAACTCGGGTATGGGTTCGCCTACCGAGTGCTTGACGCTCAGTACTTCGGAGTGGCACAGCGCCGCCGCCGTGTGTTCGTTGTCGGATACCTTGGAGACTGGCGACGTGCCGCAGCGGTTTTATTTGAGCCAGAAAGCTTGCGCGGGAATCCTGCGCCGAGCCGAAAAGCGGGGCAAAAGTTTGCCGCCGACTTTGTACCAAGCGTTGCTGGCAGTCTCGACACAGAATGTGGAGGGGGAAAGTTAACACATCAATCAGTTGCTAATGGTCATCTCATTGGCACAATCACCGCACGAATGTTTAATGCATTGGGTGCGCGTGATGTTGAGGAAGGCGCCGTATTAGCTGTGGCGCAACCAGCATATGCTCTGCAAGGTGCTGGGCATGCGTCGCAGAATAGTCAAGGCAGCGGTTGGAATGAAGAAGTGTCGTTTACGTTGAATCGACTAGATGTGCATGGCGTAGCGCAGCCGATTGGTTTAGATGAAGAGCAAAACGCAATGGTTGATGCCTTTGGCACACTAAAAGCGCGTACCGCTGGCGGGGGCTTTGAAGGTAGTGTCATGCAATCCAACATGGCCGTACGTCGCTTAACGCCGATTGAGTGCGAGCGGCTGCAAGGATTCCCAGACGGATACACAAACATCCCTTGGCGCAAGGCGATAGATTCTCCCGATGGTCCACGGTACAAAGCATTAGGAAATTCAATGGCTGTACCTGTGATGAAATGGATCGGTGAACGTATAAAATTACAGATGCCCACACCAGCGGGCTAGTGCTGGCAGGAGGAATCATGTCGCTACAACTCAGGGACTATCAAGAACAAGCAATAGAGAAACTCAGAGAAGGATTTGCAAGGGGACACAGAACGCAGTTGTTGTACTTGGGGACAGGCGGTGGCAAGACGGAGATTGCTATCGCCATGTTGGAAGCAGCTCGTAAGAAAGGTAGCAAGGCCGCTATGATCTTGGATCGTATCGTGCTGTGCGATCAGACCAGCAAGCGGCTCGACAAGTACAAAGTCGATCACGGCGTACTGCAAGCAGGGCATTGGCGGTACAAACCGTATGAGCCTATCCAAGTTTGCTCGGCACAAACGCTAGAGAAACGTGGCAGCTTTCCTGGCCTTGACTTGCTGGTGGTAGATGAATGCCACGCGCAGCGCAAGCAAACCATCGAGTTCATCAAGAACAATCCGAACGTGAAGGTTGTCGGGTTGTCGGCCAGCCCATTCACGAAGGGCTTGGCAAGCACATACTCGAACGTCGTTAGTCCTATCACCACTCGGCAGCTGGTGGAGAAGGGATCGCTCGTACCCTTGCGTGTGTTCATTGCAAAGGAAGTGGACATGACCGGCGCGAAGAAGGTTGCTGGTGAATGGTCACAGGCTGATGCGACAGAGCGTGGCCTGAAGATTACAGGCGATGTTGTGCAGGAGTGGGCAAAGAAAACACGCGAGATATTTGGTGAGCCACGCAAGACGATTGTCTTTGCTTCTGGTGTTGCACACGGCGCAGACTTGGCCGCCAAGTTCCAAGCACTCGGCTACAACTTTGTCAGTCTGAGCTACAAGGATGACGAAGAATGGAAGCGGCAAGTCATTGAGGACTTTGCCAAGCCTGACTCGAAGATCATCGGTCTGATTGCCTGCGATATCTTGACCAAAGGATTCGACAACGAACACGTTATGATCGGCGTGTCTGCTCGGCCATTCTCCAAGTCGTTTAGTTCTCATGTGCAGCAGATGGGCAGGGTGATGCGCGCAAACCAGCTCGATCCTGCGGCCAAGCCTTTTGCCATATGGCTGGATCACTCCGGCAACTACCTGCGTTTCCGTGAGGATTGGGATCAACTGTTTGAGGATGGTGTTCACGAACTGCAAGATGGTAAAGAGAAGGCCAAGAAGGAACTGACTGAGCGCCAGAAGAAGGAGAGTAAGTGTCCTGTCTGCCAGATTCTGTGGGGCGGTGGCGATACCTGTTTCAACTGCGGCCATGTGCGTGAACGTCGGAACCTGGTGACAGAAGTCGACGGCCAGATGATTGAGTTGTCTGGCAACGTGCCGCGCGAGAGCAAGCAGGCATTCTGGAATCAGATGGTCTGGCTCATGCGTTATCAGGGTTGGAGTAAGGGCAGGGCTAGTCACACATACAGGGAAAAGTTTGGCGTCTGGCCTCGCGGTCTGAACGATGATTCGCCGCAGATGTTGGAGGCAGATACCAAGCGGTACATTGATAAGAAACTGAAGCAGTTCTTGAAAAGCGTGGGGAGATAATCATGGACTTCATTCAATTCGCCAGATCACATGGCATCATCATTGACGAGCTGCCGCCCATAGGTATGTGGCAGCGGTATCCGACAGAGGATCACCCGCGCAAGCGCAATGGCGCAGTCAAGTTCATGGGCGATCATGGATTCGTGCAGAACCATGCGACCAACACCGTTGTCAGTTTGTGGAAGCCTGACCAAATCAACCGTCTGAACTTGGATATGCGGGCGATCATTGTCGACCAAGCGAAGGCCGAGCGCGAACGTGCGAAGCTTGCGAGTGCAGCGGTAGGCAAGGCTGTCGGTATGCTGAACGCTAGCGGCAACCGGACTCACCCTTACCTTGAAAGTAAGGGTTTCCCCGACGAGCAGGGCATCGTGCTGGACATTGAGAATAAGCCTGTCCTTCTGATCCCGATGCGCGCTGGCAAGTCACTCGTCGGACTGCAACAGATATGGCCTGATGGAACCAAGCGGTTCTTGTACGGCCAGCGTACAGCGGGAGCCACCTTTACGTTCGACAACAAGGGCATCAACATTGTGTGTGAAGGATATGCCACAGGGTTATCCGTTCGCGCGGCCATGCGTCAGATGAAGCAGCGGTATACCCTGCACATTTGCTTTTCTGCTGGCAACATGATGCGCGTTGCTGAGTCGCTGCCGCAGGGGTTGGTCATTGTGGACAACGACGAAAGCGGTACAGGGCAGCAAGCCGCTGCAAGTATCGGCTGGCCTACTTGGATGTCTGATCTTGCGGGCGAGGATGCCAACGACTACCATCGGCGTGTTGGCCTGTTCGGGTTGACGCAAAGCCTGACCCAGTCAATGCTCAACATCGGTAGTGCTAGGCATTACGAACGATAGTGCGCCGCCGGTATGGGGTTGGATCATGGCAAGTGACTGCATGATCTCCACCCCCAACGCAAGGCAGCGATCACCCTGTCCGGTGTAGTCGGTCACAACCCTGACCGAGCCATCGTCGGACTCGATCAGGTACAGGGTGAACATCATTTGATTTGTCATGGTGCGAGTGTATCCTGCTGCGCCCACAACATACAGCGCACCAGCATTTCGGCCATGTTATCCGTCTGCTCCTCTACCCATCCCTCGGGGTAGTGTTCGAACGGTTCCCACGCGATTTTGTCGTCGGGGTCTGCGTAGAAGTGCGACTCTGCCATGCCAGCGGCAAGCGCTTCGATTTGGGCGAGTGTTCTCATCGTCTGATCTCCTGTTAGGTGCGCTCGGTTAGCGTCTGATCGACTAGTTCCGGCTCGCCGGATTCCAGCGCGATCAGGTTATTGTCTTGGCCGAAGTGATAGTCAACCTCATCGTGCAGGTGTTTCTCTGCGTCTGCGGGGCTGGTTCCTCGTACCCAAATGGTGCATTGAAATTTGTATAAGTTCATCGTCTGATCTCCTGTTAGGCGGCTAGTGCGCTGAATGTGCGCGGGGTTGTTTGCTCGATCTCGATCTGGTATCCCAGGGCGGCTATATCTCGCAACGTGTTGCGGGTTAGGCTTTTGGTTCCTG